GCCAGCTCAGTCTTTGTTCTTAATAGGGTTTACTCAATCCTTTCTGGACTGATAGCCCTTGCTACTACGTAGCCACCTCTCCTTCGGATTGGGAAAAGGGTACGGAGGGCGCGTGGAGGAGACCACCATTTACTGGTGATCGGCCTCTGCAGCCACCCAACATACCTTAGGAAATCATCCCTAGCTCGTTTGTCTCTGTAGACAAATCTGCAATAACGGAATGAGCTCCATCCCTGATCAGTTACTGCTACTGTGTCGAATGACACGTTGTAGCATGCCCTGATCCGACGCCAGTCTCGTGTTTTGAGACCGGAATCATCCGGGAAGTCCATGGGCACAATCTTGATCTTCAGATTATGCTTCCGGAACAGACCAAATAGGTACTCAAGAAGAGCCTTTTCGTAGACATATTGTAGTGGGCCGAAGTATGAAATATACTTCTTTATAACCCCGTTCAATATGACATACAACCAAGGCTCGAGAGCGCTTCTTCGGTTTGAGGTAGGCGCCTTTATACTTAAAGGGCGCACGTTTGTACCGCGGAGGTAATCACCCCCGCAGCTCTCCCGGAACCCGGGGCCGATGTCGAAAAAGGATTTCTCCTCATTGACAACAAAGCCTAGTTCCACCGCATTGGACATGAATGTCTTAGCGGCTAGAGTCGGCAGTATACAATCATCGCCAAACACGGACACCATACCCCTCTCTTCAGGTAAACTGAGGAGGGAGAACGGATTTGTCCGGTTATGGTACATGACAGATGCTACCCCGATACTCCAGAAGACGAGAGTCTCCAGCGGAAACGTTCCCGCGTTACCCATTGTACTTATCATGTGCAAATCCACTGTTTCCCCAAGAATTTCCATTCTCGGGCAGCGGACCGCATCTAAGTATCTAAACCATTTCGGCGGTAGCAAATACCGCAAAACAGCTATCGATACACAGTCACTAGCGGAGCTGAAATCAATGGTGCTTAAAGCACCACTTATTGATCCCTGCAATGCTAGATCCTGATGACGACTGGGTAGGCTCTCGACGTCGAGTCCGACATCCTTCAAACGGTTATACATAATGTTCATCAACGCCTGCTGGAAAAACATATTCACAGTAGGTTCGATGGCGATCATGCGCCGTTTGTCGTTCGTCTTATCGACGGTAGTAGCACGCGACGCATCAACTATGTCAAACATCTCGCGGATTTCTCCGCTTTGGCCGTTCAAACTTCGAACAGCAACAGAGTACTGACTGTACTCGGCCATGAATTGACGATAGAGAGATGCCGCTTCTTTAGTACTACTTAGAGGATAGGTAAACTTAGCCTCCAGAGACGTATCGTCGAAACGAATGCCTCTGGTAACACCTCCCGAATGGGAGGCGTGGTCGGCTACTTCACCCCAGGTGATATCCCTCAGGGTCCAATGCACGAGTGCCTTGGCCCGTTTGAGCGTTAGCTCTAGAGGGGACAGATGGTTCGCTTGAATATCCCTCGGTTCCCGGAAATTCCGGTTCACGAGTTCCATTCTTGCGTTAGTCTCAAGGAAGTCGGCGAAAGCCTTCTTCTCAAGACCCGTCTGATCACCAGACTGGGAGACATACTTTTTAAGGCATGCCTCCTTTTGAACCTCAGCGTAGAACTGCTGAAGTGCGTTACCTCCACTGTACATCAGTGTAGCGGAGGCGAGGTCGCGATTTAGGTTCTGACTAATAGCTGTCGCTATTTTGTCAGGATCAAAGAGCTTCCTCTTGGATTGACGTTTTCTCTTCATTTTGGTTACCACCTTCAATGTGTTGAGAAATCTCACCGGTAGGACATCCTCTTCCGAGGACATCCGCCGCACTAACGTCCTTGACTTGCGCGTTACAAACGCGCTCACCAAAGATGTTGTGCTCACGGGCGTAATCGTCCACTGCCTGCGTCGAAGAGCAACCCATAAGGGTCGCCCCAAGCGCGATTAGTGAACAGAGCAATGCCACGATGAGCCTCCAGCTAACAGCTGGGGTATGGCTTCTCGCGGCGCTCATTACGCTACCGATCCATTGTCGAACAGACTGTCAAAGTCTGCATCACTACCAAGATGGGCAAGCAGTTCCCGAAGGTATGCTCGCTCACTCGTGTCGGTCTCGGGGTCATAAGACACCTCGATCTTCACAGTATTAGTAGTGTATTTCCCATTGTCCAGCAGAAGCGGGACGTGGAAAACAATGGAGGTCCTTTGTTGAGTGTAGCCGTTAGGCGCACTCGAATTAGGGACCGGTGACTTCGACGTGGCAAGCGCAGTTCTGCGCAGGATTAAATCCTCGCCACTATCGATGAACAACTTCTGAGAATCTGAGGTTTGACCCAAAGATACGAAGGAAGTTGCAGAACCCCCCGTAGGGGCGTACGTCGCACCAATTGGAATTGATGCATTAGCTAGGGACATGATATGTCTCCTCGGTTAATGATCACCTAATTCGCTGCCAAATCAAGGCAGCAAGGTCGGCAATCTTGGTTGACGTGTCAATAAGATCTCCTAACCGAACTTCAGGTAAGAGATCACCAATTGACGGAACCCAAACGTTTCTGGTATAGGAGTGTTCTTCATACTCCATTTCATCAGGAACAAATTTGAGCATGGTCTCGATAACATTCGGGCTGACAACATCGTCAATGCCCTGAATGGAAATTGTGGAGCTCTTAACAGAGTCCCACGCACCGAGAATGTTTACATTGGGATCCAGGAAAGATACGAGGCCCCTCACTGATTGTGAGAGGTTGAATATCCTATCAACCATAAAACTATACGGGAAAATTGCCCATAAAGTCTCAGGTATATCCTTAAACCTCAAACCGTACTTGAATTGCCAGTCCTCGAGAGGATTGGTAACTTCGTACAAGATACCAGCACGAACCGTGCTCTCCGTTGTTACGGAGGCGTGGCTGTAGTACCCATCAAGTGTAACTTGGGTATCACTATCAGATCCAGAAAAAACGGATCGTCCACGTGCTGTTCGCCTTTTCGGGCGTCTAGTCTTGTTGCCGACGGATGCAATTGCATCGTTGGCGCTACGAATGAGCGGAAGGAACGCGAATTGGTACTGCAGCCAAACATTTGCAATAGCATCTGCCCGGCTTAGGTTCCTCTTCAGGTCCAATAGCGAATCAACACGACCCTTGAACTCTTGCGAAAGTTTCCGCAAAGAGCCTAAGGGGTCCCTCAAAAATCTGAGGGTTTCGTGCATTTCCGCTAAATCTTCCGCAAACGAGTACGGCGTTCGATCAAGATTACCCAAAGCTTGCAGCTTTGCGGCACTAACCATATCGTAAGTTGGCACAGGTACACTAGGAATAGTGCATATGCGCCCCGGGCTTACTTTTAAATGCCCGGCCGTTTGATTTTCACAACGGTACTCTTCGTTATAGTTCGCGTACTTGCGTTTGTACAGCAGTACTCCGCTTCCACGCGGCTTGGTCGAATATTTAACGTGTGACACGGGATTGATCACGACAGCACCCTCAGCACTTGCTGAATGGAAACCAGGGGTGATTTCATCACTTATGGTTTCTTCCTCATGACGGATCAAGACATTGTGCGTAACGCTTCTAATGGTCGTTGGACCACTTGGAAGCGCATGCTTATATCTCGTTCTGTCTACGAGCACCGGTGAGACATTGTCTCTACTACGGATGCGTGTTGTCATAATTTCCTCCTACGTCAGTGACGTGTAAACATAGCGAAGACTTCCCATGCTTTAGCCCCCTCGCGGGGGACCTGCCTC